TAGGTTCGCCGCCAACCGCTGCGAGTGTGCCCACACCAAGTGGGAGCACGAGAACGATACCGGGCACTGTCTCAACCTGGTCTGCCAGCGCCAGGCCGCGGGCTGCCAGAGGTACAGGCCGCGCGCGGCGGCCCAGCCTCCCGCGAGGCCGGCGTGAGCGGCGACGAACTGACCGTGCAGCCGCAGGGGCTCCCGTCGGGGCGCCTGACGCACGAGGCGGTCCTCCGTCTCACGGTCTCCGGGGAGCCGGTGCCGTGGGCCCGGGCCCGGACGGCCGGGGGGAGCTACTACACCGACCGGCGACGGCGCGACGCCATGGACCGGATCGCCGTCTACGCGCGCCAGGAGCTGGGGCACCGACCGATGGACGACGACGAGGGCGACTACGTCGTCGGTGTGCGGCTCTACAGCGCCCGCCGGCGCGCCTTCGACGTCGACAACGGGGGGGAGCTGGTGCTCGACGCGCTCAACCCGCAGCGGCGGAAGTGGGGGCTCACGCCTGGGATCATCTGGCGTGACGATCGGCAGGTCTACGACCTGCACCCCGTCCGCTACGACCGCAGCGACAACCCGAGGACGGAGATCGTCATTTATCGACTTATCGGAGCCCGATAAAATGGCCCCACGCAGCACGATCGAGTGGACCGAGTCGACGTGGAACCCGATCCGCGGCTGCTCACGCGTGTCTCCTGGCTGCTACAACTGCTACGCCATCCGCGAGGCAGCGCGGCACGCCGGCACGCACCGCACCACGTACAAGGAGCACCTGCCACCGAAGCCTGGTCCCTACGCCGGGCTCGTAAAGAAGAAACACGATCGGATGGACTGGACCGGCGAGGTCAGGCTGGTTTCGGAGCGTCTAGAGGACCCCTTGCGGTGGACGAAGCCCCGCCGAATCTTCGTCAACTCGATGAGCGACCTGTTCCACGAGCGCGTTCCGGACGAGTGGATCGACCAGATATTCGCCGTCATGGCCCTGGCGCCGCGACACACGTTCCAGGTGCTCACGAAACGCGCCGACCGGATGCGAGACTACGTGTCCTCGAAGAACGGCCATTCCTGCGGGGTATGGTTCGCGGCCCACAAGATCAAGCCGCCGCCGCCACCGCGGCATTGGTATCACGCGCCGCGGACGTTCGGATGGCCTCTGCCGAACGTCTGGCTCGGCGTCTCGGTCGAGGACCAGGAGCGCGCTGACGAGCGGATACCGCTGCTGATGCAGACGCCAGCGGAGGTCCATTTCCTGAGCCTCGAGCCGTTAATTGGCTCGGTGGATCTCCTAACTCCAGGCTACCTCCAGAATGTCGGTCCGATCGACTGGGTCATCGTCGGCGGCGAGTCCGGCCCCGCTTCCCGGCCATGCGACCTCGCGTGGATCAGGAGCATCCGCGACCAGTGTCAGGAGGCCGGCGTGCCGGCGTTCGTGAAGCAGGTCGGTGCGCTGCCGATCGTCCCTGGAGAAAACGGTCCGTGGTGCCGACTGCCGCAGAAGAACCGCAAGGGCGGCGACCCGTCCGAGTGGCCCGAGGACCTGCGCGTCAGGGAGTACCCCGGGGTGAGACCATGACCCCGCTGAAGATGCCGCACACCACGCGCACGCTTGGGCGACCGGTCGGGTGGAATGATGCCCGGGAAGGCGCGACGTGCGTCGCCCTGCCCGTGACGGACGTGGATGGCGCGCTGTTGTCCTACTGGCGGGTGTCGTGGAGAGAGCGTATCCAGGTCCTGCTCGGGAGGCCTGTCCGCTTGACCGTGCTGTCCAGGTTACACCCGCCGGTCATGGTGGACACAGAGCCATGACCGCGCGTGCCAAGCTCGTCGAGGCGATGAGACTGGGCGAGCCGTGTCCGTGGTGTGGGAGACCCAAGAAGGCGTGTGACCGGTGGCTGGCAGTTGGGCGTCTTGTAGGACTAGCGGCCAGATCCGTAATGCTCGGAGAACATAACGAGCCGCAGAAGGCGAAGGCAGTCGAGGAATTGTTGGCCCTCTATAAGACATCGTTGTGTCCAGGTCCGAAGAGTGAGCCCCCGTCATGCCCTGGCTAAGCCCCCACCCCTGCCGCTACCCGGGCTGCGGCGTCCTGATCAAGGGCAGCGCCGGGTACTGCCAGCAGCACCGCAGCGTCGTCCGTCAACGCCAGGACGAGAGCCGACCGTCGGCGAGCACCCGCGGCTACGACAGCGACTGGCGCCGGCGCCGGGCCCGCTACCTGGCCGAGCACCCGGACTGCGCGCGATGCTCGGAGCCCGCGACGGTGGTGGACCACGTCCTGCCGCTCAGCGCCGGTGGGGCCGACGACGAGAGCAACTACCAATCGCTCTGCAAGACCTGCCATGACTCGTGGAAACAGGCGCAGGACAGGAAGATGAGGAGGCCCGGTGGGCGGTAAAAAGTCGGTGTATCTCCAAAGCGCCCAAAGGCAGGCCGCCGGAGGTCCCTACGGGTGGGTCTACCTGATCCAGAGCCTGATCAACGGCAAGGGATACGTCGGCCAGACGCTCGGATCCCCGAGGCGCCGGCTTCGCGAGCACAGAGCCACATCTCGCATGCTTGCCGCCGGTCGTGCACCGCGCAATATCGTGCAGCTGATTACAGAGGACATGGTGCGGCACGGGCCAGAGGCCTTCGACGTCAAGGCCTTCTGGCCAGCGTGGAACGCCGAAGAGCTGGATCGCCTGGAGCGCCAGAAGATAGAGGAATGCAGGACGCTTGTCCCGGACGGCTACAACCTCGAAACGGGAGGCCGCCGCGGCCCCGGCAGGGCGCCCCATGTCGGCGTCTGCATAGCAGCGTCGGCTGGACATCAAGCCCGGACGGCGCGACAGAGAGCAAGAGGCGAGGCGCGTCGCGCTGCCGGCCTCCCGTCCCGAGACAAGGTGAAGGCTTACAAGACGCTCTACGAACGGGTCTATCGGGCGCGCCAATGCCACCTCAAGACTGCTATCCCGAAGTCTGCACTCCAGAGGGTTAAAGGCTTCATGATCATGCGCCTCATCGGGACAATGGCCCCCCGGTATCTGCCAGAGAACGAGCGATCGCGCAGGCAATCGGAAGCGCAGTTGGGCAAGTCGCATCCACACAAAGGAGTTCCGTGGTCCGATTCATGCCGGCTGAAGCAGCAAGCGAAGGCGACGGCCCAGCCGCGCGCAGATGGCCGGTTCACGAAGAAGGAGCGAATCACATGAGATACGAGTGGGTGGAGGGGTTCCACGCGAGAGTTGATGCGGCCACTGCAGGTGCGGTGCTGGAGAGCCTACGCAAGGCGAACGGCGGACTGCTGACCCCGGAGAGCGTTGTCCGCGAGGCAGCGCGTGAAGACTCCCCGCTCTATCCGCAGTTTGCGCTGGATGAAGCGACGGCCGCTCTTCAGTGGCGCCTGTCAGAGGCGCGGTCCCTTATTCGCTCGTTGCGCGTTGTTGAGGACGAACGCGCAGCGCGACGGTTCTACGTGCACACGACGGTCTCCGAGCAGAGGGCGTATGTTACAATGGAGCAGATGCTTGCCGATGAAGGGATGAGGCAGCAGGTGCTTCGTGACGCCCTCAAGGCGCTCAACTCGTGGCGTGCTCGGTACAGAGAGCTCCACGAGCTGCGGCCAGTGTTCGAGCGCGTTGACGAGTTCATATCCTCACGCGAGACCTCTTCGGGCGAGGTGACGGACGGTGCATAGGGGTAGGCTACCCAAATCTTTGGATCCGTGCCCGTAGACCGGCCGAGCGGGCTCACGCGCGCGCCCGCAGGTTAGCGTAGGGGGTCACCGGCGCCAGGGGTCGCCCTGGAACGGGGCCCGGGAGGGCGCAGAACGATGAAACCAGGGCCACCGCCGGTGCCGGTCGAGCTGAAGGTGCTGCACGGCAACCCCGGCCACCGACCGCTGAAGGTCCCGCGGGCCAAACCGGCACCCGGCGCCGACTGCCCGGTGTGGTTGAGCCGGCCGGCGAAGCGGCAATGGAAACAGATCGCGCCCACCCTCCAGAAGCTCGGGCTGCTGACCGAGATCGACCCGGCGGCCCTCGCCTGCCTGTGCGAGGCGATTGCCGATCTGAAGTGGGCGATCGCGACGATACGCCGCACCGGGCGCCTGACCGAAACGGGCAACGGCACGATGGTCGTGCACCCGGCCGCGGTCATCAAGCGCCAGGCGCTCGAGCAGATCAGGAAGTTCTCGGCGGAGTTCGGGCTGACGCCGGCGACGCGCACGCGCGTGGAGTTGAGTGATGCGGAGAACCCGTCCGAAGTCGAAGGCCGTTTCTTCGGCCCGCGCGCGGCCCCGGCCCCGAAGAAAAAGCGCGCCTGACCCGCCGGAGGCCTACTACTTCGACGCGGCGGCCGCCGACCTGGCGTGCGACTTCTTCCCCGCCTTCCTCGTGCACACAAAGGGCGAATGGGCGGGCAAGCCGTTCAAGCTCGAGGAGTGGCAGAAGCGGGAGATCATCCGTCCCGCCTTCGGTTGGAAGCGGTGCGACGACGGACTGCGCCGCTACCGCACCGTCTACGTCGAGATCCCAAGGAAGAACGGGAAGTCCCAGCTGGCGGCGGCGGTCGCGCTCTACCTGTTGTTCTGCGACGACGAGCCGGGCGCCGAGATCTACAGCCTGGCGAAGGACCGGTTCCAAGCGGCCATCGTGTTCGACGAGGCCCGCTCCATGGTACGCGCCAGTCCCCTGCTCGCCTCGAAGTGCGAGAGCTACCGGCGCGAGATCTTCGTCCCCTCGACGCGCAGCTACTACCGGGTCCTCAGCTCGGACGTGCCGACGAAGCAGGGCCTGAACCCGCACGGCATCCTGTTCGACGAGCTCCACGTCCAGGACGACCGCGAGCTCTGGGACACGCTGCGCACCGGCCGCGGCGCTCGCCGGCAGCCGATGACCTTCGCCCTGACGACGGCCGGCTTCGACCGGAAGAGCCTGTGCGGGGAGATGCACGCAAAGGCCATGGCCGTCCGCGCCGGCGTCGTCCAGGACGACAGCTTCCTGCCGGTGGTCTACGGCCTCGAGAAGGGGGAGGACTGGGAGGACCGCAAGGTGTGGGCGCGCGTCAACCCGAACCTTGGCGTCTCCGTGAAGATGGCGAACCTCGAGGAGGAGTACCACGAGGCCAAGGAGTCGCCCGCTTTCCAGAACACCTTCAGGCGCTTTCACCTCGACGAGTGGGTCCAGCAGTCGGTCCGCTGGATCGACCAGAAGAAGTGGGCGGCGTGCACCGGCGGCCTCCCCTATCGCGCCCTGGCGGACAGCCTCATCGGCAGGGCGTGCTACGCGGCGCTGGACCTCTCGACCGTCACCGATCTCTCGGCGCTGGTGCTGGTGTTCGATTCCACCATCGAGGCCAAGGACGCAGATTACCCATCGGAGAAGGAGGCAGAGACGGACAAGGACATGCGCCTGCTGCCAGGCTGGGAGTACGGTGACCCCCTGCCCGCGTATGACGTCGTGCCGTGGTTCTGGTGTCCGGAGGAGGGGATCCACGCGCGGTCGAAGAAGGACCACGTGCCCTATGACGTCTGGCGCGACGAGGGAGCGCTCATCGCCACCGAGGGCGACGCCGTCGACCACAGCGCGATCCGAAAGCACATGGTGGACGTTGTCGGCCGTGACTACCTGGTGCAGGAGGTCGGCGTCGACGCCTGGAACGCGCACAAGCTCATCACCGAACTCGAGCAGGAGGACGGCTTCACCATCGCGCGGATCAGCCAAGGCTTCGGGGCCATGACCGCGCCGACCAAGGAACTCGACGCGCTCTATCGCCGGCGGCAGATCCGGCACGGCGGACACCCGGTGCTCGCTTGGTGTGCGGACAACGTCTGCCTGGACAAGGACTCCTTCGATAACTGGAAGCCGTCGAAGAAGAAGAGCCGCGAGCGCATCGATGGTATAGTGGCCCTCGTAATGGCCCTTAGCCGTGCCCTCGTCAGCCGCGGAACGGTTGAGGATGCAAGGATCGAAACCCTCTGAATCCAACGAAGACGAACAGGCAGTCTTAACCCGGATCCGGCGCTGGGGATCCGGCGGCGATCTCGTCGCCCTCGTCGGCGCGCTCTCCATCGCCGCCGGCGGCTGGATGTTTCATCCGGGGGTCGGGCTGATCCTCTTCGGGGCCTTCCTCGTGCTCATCGCCACGCGCGGCGCCGCGTCGGGAGGCTGACGTGGGACGGATCGCCCGGGCCCTGACGTTCTCCCGCCGCTCGCTCGAGAACCCCGCCGCCCCGTGGAACGCCAGTACGATCTACGGCGACGACTGGAATCCCGGCACCTCGGAGTCGGGGGCCTCCGTCACCCTGTCGTCCGCAACCAGACTCTCGGCGGTCTGGCGCGCGATCGGCGTGCTCACCGACGGGATCGCCGCCCTGCCGCTCTTCGTCATGGAGCGCGACAAGGCCAAGGGCCGGCGCAAGGCGGTCGAGCACCCGCTCTACAACCTCCTGCACCTGGAGCCGAACTTCAGGCATACCTCCTGCACCTTCCGGGGTCTCCTGCAGGCTTCGGCCGTCACCCAGGGCAACGCCTACGCGGCGATCCGACGGGACGGCGCGGGGCGGGTCCGGGAGCTCTGGCCGATCGTCCCCCGCACCGTGGAGCCCAAGGTGCGCCCCGACGGCAGCCTGTTCTACGACGTGACGCTTCCCGGCGGCCAGCGCGAGCCCTGGGAGACCTCCGAGATGCTTCACGTCCCCGGCCTCGGCTTCGACGGGCTCAAGGGGATGTCGGTGATCGGCGCGGCGCGCGAGGGCATCGGCATGGGGCTGAGCGCCCAGAAGTACGGCGCCAACCTGTTCGCGCGCGGTGGCCGCGTCCCCGGAGTCATCGAGACGCAATTCCAGACCCTCGACGCGGACAAGCGGAAGAACCTCGAGGAGGGCTGGTACGCGTCGGTGGGCGGCGTCGACAACTACCACAAGGTGGCCCTGCTGCCGAAGGGCATGACCTACAAGGAAATCGGCATCATGCCGGAGGACGGCCAGTTCCTGGAGACCCGGAAGTTCCAGGTCCTGGAGATCGCCCGCTGGTTCAACGTCAACCCGCACAAGCTGTTCGATTACGAGCGGGCCACCTTCACCAACTTCGAGCAGAGCTCTCTGGTGCACATCGTCGACACCCTGCTGCCCTGGGTGGTGCGCTGGGAGCAGGAGCTGACCAGGAAGCTCCTGAGCCCGGGCGAGCGCGAGCGGTTCTTCATAACCTTCAACATGACCGGCCTGCTGCGGGCGGACACGACGGCGCGCGGGACCTTCTATTCGCTCGGCCGGCAGTGGGGCTGGTTCTCGGCGAACGACGTGCTCGAGCTGGAGGACCGTCCGGGCATCGGTCCCGCCGGCGACGTCTACCTGACGCCGTTCAACATGACGAACGCCGAGGACCTCGCCGCCGGCGCGCTGCCGGCCCCCGGAGGACCGACAGCGGGAACTCCGGCGGCGGCATCGCTCCCGCGCCAGGCGGCGAAGCGCGCCGCGCCTCGCTCCCTGACCCTCCGGCGGCGCATCAAGGCGGCGCAGAAGACCATCTTCGAGGACCGGGCCCGCCTCATCGTCAACCGCGAGATCGGCACCGTCGAGAAGGAGCTGAAGCGGTTCCTCGGTGACGACGCGCGCCATCGGCGGAACCTCAGCAGCCTGCGGGCGGCCCTCGAGGAGTTTTATCGCGAGCACGCCGACTGGGCGGGGCAGCGCATGCAGCCGATCATCCGGAACTACACGGAGCTGATCCACGCCGCCATGGCAGAGGAGCTGGGCACGGACCCGGGGGACTCCCTGCCGGCCGACCTGGAGAAGTTCGTCGCCGACTATTCCAAGCGGTTCGGCGTGCGGGAGGCCTCCGAGGGCCGTCTGCAGCTACTGGCGCTGACGGAGGAAGGGGACGAAGAGGCCGTGGCCGAAGCGATCCGGACACGCCTGGGCGAGTGGGGCGAGAAGAGGCCGGGGAAGATCGCCATCAACGAGACCACCCAGGCGATGGGCGCGGTGGCGAAGGTGCTCTACGTCGGCGCCGGCGTCACGGTCCTGCGCTGGGTGGCGAACGCCGGGGCGTGCCCGTTCTGCGCGGGTATGGACGGCAGGGTCGCGGGCGTGCAGCAGAACTTCGTGAACGCCGGCACGGGAGTGGACGGCGGCGAGGGGACGGACGGGCCGCTGGTGCCTTCAGACAACATCGGGCACCCGCCGCTCCACTCGAACTGCGAATGCGATATTGTGGCCGACTGAGGCCATGACGATCACACAGATCATCGCTGAGTGCGTCAGGGAGGTTCAGATGCTGGCGTGGCTCTCGCCGCCAGAGGTGGCCCGAGCGGCGTGCGCTGACTCGCTTGAAAGGGCCGTCGATAGCATCATCGCGCTCGTTCATGATCGTAGGGACCTGCAGCGGGCCGAGGAGAGCGAGCGCCTCGCTCGCCTCGCAAGGCACAGGGTGATCGTCGGCAGGCAACGCTCGCAATGGGCGAGCATCTATTATCGAAGAGTCGTGCTTGGCAAGAGGAACAAAGAGATAGCGGCCGAGATGGGAATAACCATCGGGCGGGCCAGCTACGCATACGTGCAGGCGGTCAGAGCGCTGTACCGGCAGGAGCGGATCCGGGAGCGGAGGGGACAATGAACAAGCACCTGGAGTTGCGGTACTACCCGATCGAGCTGCGCGTCACCGGCGACGACAAGGCGCCGATCCTCGAGGGCCACGCCGCGGTCTTCAACGTCCTCTCCGAGGACTTCGGCGGCTGGCGCGAGCGCATCGCTCCCGGCGCCTTCAGCGAGGCCATCAAGGGTGACGTGCGCGCACTCTGGAACCACGAGAACGACCTGGTGCTCGGCCGGGCGAAGAGCGGGACCTTGACGCTCGTCGAGGACGAGACCGGTCTCGCCTTCCGGGTGACGCCGCCGGACACGACCTGGTTCCGGGACCGCCTGGTGAGCCTGAAGCGGGGCGACGTCACCGGCGCCAGCTTCGGCTTCTGGACCGAGAGCGACGACTGGAAGACCGAGGGGGACCAGAAGATCCGGACG